TGCATACCAGTCAACGGGTCCTTTACATAGGCACCGTCATACTTATCTTCCTTAACATTATCTTCCTTTGGTGGTATGACAATGTTTTCTTTTCTTAAAAAATTATAGATTAACATATCCCACATTCTTACTTGTGAAAATACATCATTATAATTTACTTTGGCTTCATACGCCATAGTTAAGATAAGTTCTATGAGTTTTAGCTTGTCTTCCAAGCGATCAACAATTTCTACGTCTTTTATATTATAATCAATAAATGATTGATAGTCTTTTGTATACCAATCTCTAAATGTCTCGTAAGGGTTTTCATCTTTTTGTAAACCAAGTTCTACTTTACCAATGTAATCAAGTTTATAACTTTCTTGTCTTGTTGGTATAAACTTTTTATATAAGTCAAGGTAATCTAACATTACAATACCAAAAATACTATAATGTGTTTGTGGTCTACCTCTTACGACAATAGATTCTCTTTCAACTAAATTCCAAGGTGAAAACCTTTTAATAACTTTCTCATCTACAATATGACATATTCTACTCATCAAATAAGGTATATCAAAAAATTTTGTATTCCAACCTGTAATAATATCAGGATAGTTTTTAATCCAAAACTTCATAAACTCCATAATCAAAGACTTCTCGCTCTTACATTTTATATAAGTGACATCTGATCTATCTGTTTTAAACTCGCCAGTGCCCCAAGTTATAATTTGTTTATTAGATTGATTTTTAACAGTGACTGCTAGTATTTCTTCTACAGGATTTTCTACGTCAGGAAAACCATTTTCACAAGCACATTCTATATCAACAGTAAATATTTTTATATGATCTTTTGAATATTTTATTGTGTCAGGAAAGTTATCAGAAATATATTGATATTGGTATCTATCCATACCAAAGATTGGTGCGTTGTCTGTATTATAATTTCTTCTAAAATCTCTTGCCTTTGATATATTACCAAACTGAATTGGTTTTACATATTGACCGTGAAGTGTTTGAAAGTCTGTTTGTTGTTGAGTGATTGCATAGAGAGTAGGTGAGTAATCTATTTTCTCTTTGTATTCTTTACCATCGTGTATACCACGAACAAGTAATTTACCTCTGTATTCAATTACGTTTTTATAAAAATTCAAGTTCTTTTCTTTCTAAAGTACCATCGCCATATCGCTGATCTAGTCATAGAGACCACTGTAAAGATTAATGCAATACCCATACTATCTAGTATAGTAGGGTGTAACCCAAACAAAGGAAAAATAAATAATTGTATTAGTATGGCTAGAATAAAACCACTACCAACGTCTATGATACTTTCAAATATATCTTTTTTCATAATCTAATTTTTGGTGGAGGATAACGGGATCGAACCGTTGACCTCTACAGTGCAAGTGTAGCGCTCTCCCAGCTGAGCTAATCCCCCTTTAACCACACTATTAAATGTGTTTAAAATGAAATTATAACTTGTGGTTATCCAACAAATGTGCCACCAACCCATTGTGTTTTTTTTCTAATTGTATTTGACAGGCTAATCTACTTTGCATACGATCATAACCTTTTTCATATTCAATTAATTCTGTTTCAGGCGAATCTAAATTTGGTTGACCTACAATGTGTGTCCAATTTCTATCTATTATAACGTGACAAGTTGCACACGCACAACAACCAGAACAATCCGCTGGTATTTCTTCTATTGATTGATTGGCAAAGTCTCTTGCCGCTTCCATCAAAGTCATACCTTCGTCAACTTGGACAGGAATCTTTTCCTCTCCTCGTATAAAGTATACCGTAATCATTATAATTTAGGTATTTTGTTTTCTGTAATTAAACCAGGTGCTTTTATTATTCTGCTAGTATTTTGTTCGTAAGATTTAAGTATCTCATCTTTAGGGTCAGTCATAAAAACAATCTTATCTTTTGAAAGTGTAACTGAATCACCTTTACCAAATGCGTTATATAACGACATCATTAATTGCACTGGTTTACCAGGCGCTATCTGTTGAGGAATTATAACAAAAGGTTTGTTCAACGTAACTAAATCACCACTACCTTGTTCTACTTTGGTAATTACGTCTTCACCAGTTGTCAATCTTAATATTTTCACTTCTTGCATAATATCTCCTTATTTGTTTTCATTATACCATAATTTAGTCAATTTGTCAAGTCTAGTTATCTCTAACAGGTCTTAATCTCTTACTTAATACGAAAGTTCTATTAGGGTTGACACTTACATTCATTAATCTCATCAAATTTCTATTAACTAATAGATCAGATGCAGATCTTGGTCTACTATCTAAACCAACTTCTATGTCTTTATATGTGGCACCATTAAATGTAATATCCATCAATACAGTAGGTCTAACCTCTGATGGTTCTTCACCCTGTGCGTTTGCTCTATAAATCTCACTCTTACCAAATCTAGGTTTAGTAAAAGTTTTACCTTCGTATTTCCATTTTACTATATTACCTTTAGATTCTAAAATTTCATCTGCGTGTAAGGCACAAGCCTTTGAACCGTTACCAGTATCAAACTTAACTCTTACTTTACCCACTTCATCTAGGTCTACAGTTTCTAACCAACCACATTCTAAAAGTGATTGTCTATCCCAATGTTTTCTTTCTTTAATCCAGTCTATTATATTTGAAATCATTGTCTTACCATCTATTCTACCAGATGGTTCTGCGTCAGCATAATAATCTTCGTAACTATAACCTTCATAGTCAGCGCCAGAACCTGGGCTACCATTAATCTCTAATAGATATGGTTTGTTTTTAAATATGATATGGTCAACACCTACCATATATGCTCTAGATAATCTTGCTGCTTTTAAAACCATTTCCATTTCTTCATCATTTAACTTATATGGTTCTGCCTCTGCACCTCTATGAGTATTTGACCTAAAGTCATAGGAACTGTGAGTTCTTTTTGTACTAGCGAATATTTTGTTGTCAACTACAAATGTTCTTACGTCAAAATCACTAGGCATAAATTCTTGTATTAATACTTCTGCTTCTAATTTCCACATCGCTTGTAGAGTTGCCACAAGACCTTCATAACTTTCAATCTTTATAACACCTACGCCTTGAGTACCAGTCAATGTTTTTAATATGATAGGAAACTTACCGCCAACTTTATCTAAAGCAGTTTTTATATTATTTTCATTAGATACAAATGCTGTTCTAGGTGTTGGTAGACCAAACTTTTCAAATAACAAAGCTGTCGTTAGTTTATTATCACAAGTCAACATTGCCGCTCTTGTGTTAATCATAAACGCTTGTGAGTTTTGAAAAGATGATATGAGAGATAACCCAGCCTCATCTTCTAATGCGCCACCTCTAACCATACAAACTGTATCTCTACCTATGAAAGTATGCTCACCATTTTTACCATCATGGTTATAAACTGTTAGAGTATTTTTTTCTTCGTCTTTTTGTGTGATGATTGTTGATTTTGTATTTACAATAATACACTTAATACCTTTTTTCTTACAATCTTTTTGTATAAGATCGGCAGTGGTATTTTCTTTTGTGTCTTTAGAATCTGCAACAGTAATTAAAGCAATAGTAATAGGTTTATCCCTACGTTTAACATCTGTCTCTGTTAAAAAATCTTTAAACTTCGGTACTTGCATTCTCAGTATTATCCTTGGCTTCCACTTTTTTCCCTATATTATATTTTGCCGATAAGTTCCACTCTTTTTTTTCTTTAAAAGGTAATACTTTGATTTGTGATAATGGTGCTTTGTCTTCCGACTTTGCTTTATCCACTATATCAATTAAATTCCAATCTTGTAATAAGATAGAGATTGTGTTTCTTCTTTGAATATCGTTTTGTGTTAAAGTTGCTTTCTTACCATCAAGTGCAAATAGTTCTTTAAAATGTGTGATAAAATATTTACCTTGTTTGTGTAATATGTGACAACTTTGAAATAATGTTTTGTCTTTACGACTTGCAACGCCTATTCTAGTTAAAGTCTCTCTAATCTTTAAAAAGTCATCTGGTTGCTTAATTGTGACCTCTAACATGCTGTCAGCGGACCAATTGATTGCTTCTTCGCTCATCTTGTTCTCCCACCTTTAGATAAGGTATTCTTAATTAATTCAATTTGTTCCTCAGTTAGTATGTTGAGAGCGTCTTTTGCTTTCTCATTACTATAACCATAATACTCTTTTACATACTCTAAATTTTTCAATTTGGCTTGTGATAACCACTTGCCACCAAATCGCTTCTTTTTTCTTATACTATTTATGTAAAAGTGAAATTGTATTTTCTTATCTAGGAAGTGATAACCATTCATTTCATTTGCCTGAGCGATACAATCATAATGAACGGAAAGACACTTATTGATTACAAAAGGTGGATATTTTTTTATCCAAACTTCGTCATTTGTGTCTAGTAAATTTTGTTTTGTAAAATTGATTGCGTTTAAATAATCTTTCAATTCGTACATAATATAAAACTTTCACTATTTTTTTTGATGTTTGTTATGACCTTTATGTGAACCCATATAATAATCGCCTGGTTCATAATCCCAAACTTTACCGTGATGACCTCTCACATCAGCCCAAAACATTCTCATTTTAACTATCCATCTTCTTAATAATGTTCTTCTTGCCATTGCTTTTCCTTGTAAAACTCCCCTTACCCTTTTTGGGTTGCACCGTTCTACTTCTGTATTTCGGTGTTCTCAAATCAAGTGCTATTGGGTTTCTTTTTCTCATATTTAGTTTATTTGAATTTACAACCCGCCATAATCTCTGTTAAACAAGCGACCATATTGATCTCTTGGTCAGCAACAAACGCAGACTTATATTGATACCCAGCGATAATCAATATCGCTTGAGGTATAGACTTCGCATCTAGCGTGGTGTATAGCGTGTCATACAACGTCTTAAACAAGGAAGAAGCCTCTTTATCGAGGTTTTGTACTACCCACTTTCTCATATCGTTAAATCTCTTTTCTTTGAGTATTTTAACGAGTTCTTTAGTGTTAGCCTCACCTAGATTAAATAATATACCACTATCAATCTTACCTCTCACAGAATATCTTTGTAGTTCGTTTATAGTTCTACGAAAGTCAGGATAGTATTTTTGTATTAGTTCTGCCAATACCTTCTTATCAAACCCTATCTTCTCATCTTCAAGCACACTCTCTAGTCTTTTAAGAAAGGCAGTGGCAGTCTTTACTCTTTGACCATTTACAATTTTAAAATCAACCACCGTACATCTACTATGTAGTGCGGGTATAATCTTATTTTTGTAATTACAGGTAAAGATAAATCTACAATTTTTATAAAATGTTTCAATAAAATTACGAAGCGCAGGTTGAACACTATCAGCGTTCATGTAATCTGCCTCGTCTATTATAACAACTTTGTGATTTGCGTCTTCTGTTAGTGATACTGTAGAAGCAAAGTTTTTAATTTTACTTCTTACGGTATCTATTTGTCTACCTTCGTCAGAACCGTTGATGACAATGTAATCACTGCCTAGTTCTTCACAGAGTGCTCTGGCGACAGTTGTCTTACCAGTACCAGCGCTACCCGATAGAAGCAAATTAGGTATTTCTTTTTGTTTTAGGAATTGTGTAAAGGTATTCTTTAATTCTTCTGTAAGAATACAATCTTTAATCTTTCTTGGTCGATATTTTTCGACCCATAAAAAATCGGACATTTAAAACCCCCTTAAAATTCAGAGTCAGGTTCTAAAGCGATCCAATATTGTACAGGTTTATTTCTGTTTACAAAATGAGAAATCTTTGCTTTCGATATTGCAACATCATAATCATCAACGATTTGTTTAAAGTTCTCCGTTCTAAAATACGCAGTAAACTTCTTATCGCTTTCACCAACATCAATAGAGTATTGATTAGATGATTTGTTTTTCTTATCTGTTGCAATCATTTTGATTGTCTTACCATCACCTTTAACAGAAACATCTGGTAGATTTAATGTAGTTGTACCTTTCATTAATCTAGCAAAGTTATCTTTAGTGATTGTAAAATCAACAAACTTATCTGGCATTGATATACCTTTAGTAGGCGCAACAATAACAGATTTATCTGCAAAGAAATATTTGATTGATTGTCTTTGTTGAGATATATTTACATACCCACCACCGTTAAATTTAAGTTCTGGTTTTTCAAATAGTTCAACCGATCTTAAAAACTCTGGTAAGTCATATATCGCAAACTCGTCTTCAAACTTTTCACTCACCTCAGCCTCTGCCAAGATGTTTTTCATAGTAGAAATAGTTTGTACTTTATTCCCTGGTTTAACCAAAATGTTTTGATTAATATCAGAAAAATTTTTTAACACAGCAACTGTGTCACTTGATAAGTTCATACTTCACCTCTTTCATAATTTAAAATAATATAATATCATAATATAGTTTTTTTGTCAATGTTTACAGCTTTGATAAAACGTGTTCTGGTGATGAAACTGTATAAGGGTCATCATCATCGCTGAAATCATTTTGACCTGGTTCAATAAACATTTCATCTATTGTACCATCATTAACAATCGCAGCATATCTCCAACTTCTCATACCAAAACCTTGTTTAGGTTTGTTTACTAACATACCCATTGATCTAGTAAATGTGCCATCACCATCAGGTATCATTTTAACATTTTTAATACCTAAATCTCTTGCCCAAGCATTCATAACAAATGCGTCATTTACAGATACGCAATATACATCATCAATTCCTTTATCTTTAAATTGAGAATACATTTCGTCATATGTAGGTAATTGTTGACCAGAACAAGTTGGTGTAAAAGCACCTGGTAAAGAAAATATTACAACTTTCTTATTACCAAATAATTCTTTTGTAGATACATCTTTCCACTCGCCACCTATAAAAGTACAACCGCCTTTTTCATCTGTGTCGCCAATTCTAAATTTAAAAATGTGATCTATGATTAGTTTCCACTTGTCCATAATATAACTCCTATAATTATTTTACTATAATATATGGAAAGCGCCAAGAAGTCAAGTCTCAGCGCTTTCTTTTTTATACTAAATGTTTTTGTGTGTATTCCACTATTTGATCTCTATTGTTCTAGCTTTTTTGTGTTCTGGTATTACTTTTTCCATAGACACATTTAAAAGACCATCTTTTAACTCAGCGCCTTTGATTTCTACATCTTCAGCGATAGTAAAAGACTTTGTAAACATTCTTTTGGCGATACCTTTATGTAGTACACCATCGTTATCTTCAACCTCTTTTTCGTCTTTATCTTTGACAGATTTGATTGTTAATACACTATTCTCAAAAGATACATCAATATCTTTTTTACCATAACCAGCAAGTGCCACTTGTATATCATAAGTGTACTTTCCTGTTTTAATTATATCATATGGTGGATATGTTGGTAGACTTATTGAGTCGTACTTATGATTAAACATTGACTCAAAATGGTCAAATACATCATCATATCCGATTGATA